TACGAAAGGCTCAAGATGTTGTACAGTGCGAAACTTGTAAAAGTGAAGGAGAACTAAGATATGGTCAAGCTGAAGTTGATAACTTTATTTATGATACTTATTTTCGTAAGCGGGTGTAGTGAGTTTGCTCTACTGGCATCAGGTAGTTCCATTGCTATATCTCAAAATGCATACGTTAAAGCCTATAACGGTATTGATGTGCTAACGATTGTACAAACAGAAAAGGACATAAAGACACATATATATGAAAACACTATTACAAAACTGGGAAAGAATAAAAGATAATACTCTTCGATTCATTGAAGTAAAAGCAGGTCAGATTCATAATTGGGCCTGGGACAAACGTTGGAAGGAAAGAGATTCAAAAGAATGGATGAAAGGATATCGAGAATGGAAAAAGAGCAAATGTCCACACAATTAAAATATAAACCTTTACCGGATGAGTTAGAAATCTCTTGTAGTCCAATTGAAGGGATGGGAATCTTTGCCAAACAATCCATTCCTGTAGGAACTAATTTTGGGATGACTCATCTACAATTTGGAAAGACTTTAATTCGTACTCCCTTGGGTGGATTCATTAACCATAAAGACAATCCTAATTGTGAAAAAGTTAAACTTAATTTTACAACAGAAGATCATCAACCGATGTACAATTTTAATAAATGGAATTTAATTACTGTTAAACCCATTAAGAAAGGAGAGGAACTAACTCTACGATATACATTTTATGGTATATAGAACTAAACAAGATAAAATTAACAGGAAAGAAGCAAACCGAAGATATTATAAACTCGAAGAAAACAAACAACAAAAAAGAGATTATATGAAAGAATATGCTAAACGAGATTACGTGAAAGCCAAGAAACAAAAGTACTACGTTCAAAATAAACTAAGATGGTATGCAGAGAAACCGAAGTGGGGAGGCAAGAGAGAAGAAAAAACTTCTTATCCGGCTCATGAAGAATGGGCTAAAGAGAATGGATACCGAGATAATGATGCACTTAATACAAAAAATACTGTGGGCTTTAAAGATGGCGCCGAAAGATAAAGATTTACAAGAAATATATAATCGGATCTTTGCAGATGCGATGGCTTATATGGACAAGTTTCCCACTCAAATGGTCGCAGCAACTTATATTGCCATTGCCATGCGTTTATACAAAACTACATTAGAGGAAGGTGAGTATGAAGAGATGATCAAAACCATCATGGAAACTGAAGTTGAACCCTATACACCACCCAAGGAGACTAAACATTAATGAGATATGAATATACAGTGACTCAAGAAAGTGGCAACGCAGAACTCATTAAAGCTATGAGTTGGAAGAAAGCCATTAAAAAAGTATTGATGCTCAATGCCAAGTTTAATGGTTGGATTACCTATTTTAACAAGAAAGGACATCTACAAGTCAAAGCATTTCAAAATGGAAAAGAAGTTAAGTGAAATATTTAATCATACTTCTACTCAGCACAAGCGGGATCGAAGAAACAAAACTAAAGATCAACGATCTTAATTGTGGAGAGGTTGCGAAGGCATGGATGGATGTCAATACGGTTTATTATCCGATGATCGAAGGAGATGCCAAACGTCAAGGCAACTATACTCCTGAGGGTAAATTACTGATAGGATGGATCTGTGGGTGATTGGATCAAAAAATATCCTAGAAGAGCAGAGGTCTCTGATTTTAAATATGCTAATACGGAACGAGGTTTTATTGTCCAGTATATTTCTAATCTTTACAAACCTTCTCGAGTTAAATACCGAAAGAAAGTCTGGATGCCTGAGATTACTAAAGAACAGATGTGGGCTGAACTGTATTTACATATTCAACATATGAAAGAACTTCATCCTCGATCCAATGGACGACTCTGTCGCTATTGTCATGAGCCCTGGTCCTATTTAGTAAGAAAAAAACGAAGGGGTCCCAAGGTGAGTAATAAAAGAGGAACAACCCATTCAACTAATTTTGCCATCGATCGTTTTGATCCCCAGATTACCTATGTACCCGGTAATATTATTTTTTGTTGCTCGGAATGTAATGATCGTAAACATGACTCTAGACTCAGTGATTGGAAAAACTTTATGAGGGTGGCGAATGAGCGATAAACCTTCTGTTTATGTCGCGATGCCTTGTTATGGCTCGATTCAACGACAAACCGTTGTATCGTTGCTTCGACTCTTTGACCAGTTTAAAGGGACCGGCGTCAAGGCTCAATTTCATACCGTTCAATCCCCCTTGGTGACTCATGCAAGAAATATGTTAACGTGTGGATTTCTTCATAGTGGCTTGGATTACATGTTGTTTATTGATGCGGATGTGGAGTTTAATCCCGAGGCCATTTACCGAATGCTTATTACTAGGAAAGATATTATCTGTACGCCTTATCGTCTGAAGACGGTGGAGGATCCGACCAAAAGTAAATACTCTATAACTTTTAAGAATCGTAATGATATTAAACTCTTACCTGGAGACCTGATGGAAATCGAACAAGGACCGGCTGGATTGATGCTTATCAAACGGCTGGTCTTTGAAACTTTAATAAAGAACCATCCGGAACTCCAGATCAATTATCCTGAACCTAATCGAAAGCCCTTAAATGAAGAGATTATGGGGGGACCCACGACAGCAGATCCCGTTAAAGATTTGATGTATAATTTTTGGGATACCACGTTTAGTCTAAAGACGGGTGTTTGGAAAGGAGAAGATTTATCCTTTTGTGATCTCGCCAGACGAAATGAATTTAAGATTTATGCGAATGCGGTCTCGCCTACGGGCCATTATGGAACTTATGGTTGGAAAGGAATTTTTAAGGATCATTTTAAATGATGTGGAATAAACGATTTGAATATCCGAACTCGCAACGAAGTATCAAGGGTGAATATGATATTACTCACATGCTATTACCGAGTGTTACAACAGTGTTGAAAGCGACAGAACCCGAAGAGAAACGTAAATCTTTAGACCGGTGGATTGCTGCTAAAGGCGAGGAAGAAGCGACTAGGATCAAGGATCAAGCGGCTAAGCGAGGAACCGCGATGCATTTTTATTTACAAAAACATTTTGATCCGGATTGTAAAGGCTATCTAGATTTAACCCAAGTGGGTCAGATTGCGGAGCCCATGGCTAAACAGATTATAACCAAAGGATTAGATGACCTGACGGAGATATGGGGATCAGAAGTAGTGGTCCATTACCCCGGTCTTTATGCAGGCGCAACTGACTTGGTTGGCATTTATGATTTTTCTGAAAGTATTGTGGACTTTAAACAAAGTAATAAGCCTAAACGAAGGGAATGGATTGATGACTATTTCATGCAGTTAGGTGCTTACGCCATGGCCCATAATGCGGTCTATGGAACCCAGATTGATCAGGGTGTAATTTTGATGTGTACCCCTGATTGTTTCTTCCAAAAGTTTGTGATTCGAGGGAAGGAATTTGTAAAATACCAACATCAATTTTTAAGGAGGTTAGATGAGTACTACAAAAATCGCTGAGAAATTTATCTCATGGCGAATTCGTGGCATAAGTGTGGCAGAAAAAAGGCTCAAGACGATGCTGAAAGCCGACGTGCCACCAGGGGCTAGCGACGAGCAGCTAGATGCTCTGTATCAAATAATTTCTAAGTCTTTAGGGGATATTTCCCAGATGCAGAACGAAATTATCACGTTGCAGATGATCATGGACGACATAGAAAAGCAAGCAAAATAGCCATTATCACGTAGATCACGTCTATAGAGGCTTTCAGAATTTATGTAATTCCTGAAATCGACTTTTTGATTTACGTGATGTTCGTGATGTGAAATAAGATAGATATACCAACACTTATTTAAATATCTTATATCACGTGGGTGTGATATGTTAATATCCCATGTTATATGTTTGAACAGGGGCCACGCGCACGAGACGATTTTAAAAAGCTGGAAAAAGTCTGGAAGGTTCTATAGGGGTGTTGTATGGTAGGACGTAATAAAAAATTTACTAGTCATTCAGATTGGATGAATGAATTTAATAAGGTGCACAACCCGGATTATTACTATGGCAAGAAAAAAACCGAGAAGAAGAAAAATCATAAACGCAACACAGTCAAACGATATCCCATATTCAAAGTATCGGATTGAGTGGATGGATATTATATCTGATTCAGGTTGGGCTGATGAAAAACAATTTACTAAAATGAAGATAGCTTCTCCTGTTAATGAGGGATGGTTATTCTCTAAAGATAAAAACTATGTGAAAGTGTTTGCTTCTTATGACAAAGAAGAGGATGGTACCTTTACCTATGGGGATAGAACGATGATCCCTAGGGCTTGCATAAAGAAGATGATTAAGTTAAATTAATACTATTATGGCAAAGAAAAAAGCTAAGAAAAAAAATAAGAAGAAGAAAAAGAAAAATAAAAAGAAGAAAAAATAATTAAGATGTGGAACCCTGATCGGATTCTGGTTTACTCACTGACAGCAATTCTGGTTTTGTTTGCTCTTCATCTATATTTTCTTCATCTATAACCTCTTCTGGAGTTATATTAATAATCTTACGATTACTCTTTAAGAGTTCGGCAAGTTCTCTATTCATTTCTTCCTCGTTCTTATCATCGTCTAGTGTACCATGTAGAATATGTTTTTGTTCTACGTAGAGTCCACCGGCTTTACCTCTCATATGTTCAGCGTTCGCTGCGGCTGAGAATGACCTGTGTTTTAATGCTTGATCTCTAATTCGGGCAAGCTCTGTCACATGTCTGCCATAATTCACTTTGAATCGATTACGTTGTTCCTCTCGTAGTTCTCCAATGTATTTAACTACCAGCGGTGCTTGTTCTGGATTTTGAAGTTCTGATGCTTCTTGTCTAGCACGGTTTTCACTATACCCTGCTTCTATAGCACATTCGTAGTCAAACTTACGTCCTTCATGCAGAACCAATAGTTCTGCGAATCTACGTTGCATTTCAGTTAATCTCTTAGGAACTCCCATGCTTGACAATTTAAGGTAACAAATGTAAAAAGTCAATATGGATAAAGATATAGAAGTATGGAAACAGAGAAACGAAATACTCCATAAAAAAATAGAACGAATGATGGAAGAATCCCGAGAAAAAGATATCGCATTGGCTAATGCGTTGGCTGATGAGTCTGGTCTTAAACAAGCAGATCAACTTATGATGAATAAGTTACAACGCATTCAGGAACTAGAAGAGATTAATGAGTCACATCGTAAATTAAATGGTGACCTGAGAAGGGAGATCACTGCGTTAGAGCAAGAGAAATTAGAACTTCATGCGGATAATAAAAAGTTAGCTGATCAGGTTATGGATCAGGTAGATCGAGCTCGTAAAGCAGGACTGTAATGCTCAGAGGTAGAGATTTAATTATGTTGTTTGATCGGTTTGTTGGACCGAAAAAAGGTAGTGGGGTCGCACAGGATGCTAGAGTTCAAATTCGTACACCTGATGGTAGACATTATGATGTAATGGGTGTAGACCTCGTGGAAAATAAAATTTTTGGCGCTCGTGAAACACATCGAATTGTAATCAGAACACATGAAGAAGTTGCTCCAATGGGCAAACCAAAACTGATTGTTTAACTACATCTGTTACCTTAAAAAAATTTATGGGACCAGAGAAAAAATTGTGGCATGAGCTTAAGAGAAATACACCTCAAATTAAATGGACAAGGCTGGAAAATACTAGCTTACTCGGTACTCCTGATCTATTGGGCTATAATACTTCTGGGAAGTTTTTCACTGTTGAATTGAAGGTTACAAAGAGTAACAAAGTTAGATTTTCTCCTCACCAGATTGCGTTTCATATTCGTCATCCCAAGAACACATTCATCTTAGTAAAGTCGCTCGGTCAGAGCGACCTAAAACTTTTTCAAGGTACTAAAATCATGCAGCTTGCTGCTTGTGGCTATAAGCTTGAGGCTTGTAGCTTGGGGCTTGAGGCTATTCTCAAGACGCTTGAGGCTTGAAGCTTGCAGCTTGGGGCTTGTGGCTTGTTGAATCTATAATATTTCACTTCGGTTCTCATCTCTTCACCTTCAGGAGGCGCAGCAGTTTGCAGATCTTGCAAAAGCAGGCCCTGTGATAGCTATAGTATTTAATGTTTAGGATATGTGACATTGGATACCTTCCTGTCCCAGCAGGCTCGACAGTCTTTGCATTGGTTGCCTTGGTCCTGTGCCGGGCACGTCTTGCCTTCAGTCGACACCGTACTCGTCCAGGGCCAGAATTTGACTGGTCCCTGGTCGATCATATGCGAGGACATACGAATAATTAAATTTTTTGGAATAACGTCCGGGTCCATGAGCTTCAGCAGCTGTGCCTCACGTGTGGGCATCCAGTGCCAGGTCTCCGGCGTGGCTTTGCAGACTTCGAAAATTTTCTTAAGGTGATCAGCTCCCTGCAGGTCTCCTGAGTCGTGCCATCTGAAATATTTTTCACCTTTAATGAGCACAGTCATGGCCTTCACCCAGTCAGGGTGCTTGAG